TTTAATTGCTGACTTAGTAAAGTATCAATCATGTTACAGACTTCCTGTTTTTGCGCATCATTGAGCGTTTTATAAAGTTCTGCTACTAGCTGGGTTTGTGCATCCATTTTGTGACCTCCTTGTCAATCCTCCTGTGGTGGTTGGTGGCTCTCTGCATCCGGCTTTGGTCGGCGGTGATGCAGAGGGCTTTTTCTTTTCCTCCTTACGTGTGCTATTATAGTTCACTTATTAAGTGAATGCAAGAGAGCAGTTTCTACAAAAGTTTACTTGTTAATATGTCTATAATGTTCACTTGTTAAGTGCTTGCGGAGGGAGTATAATAAAATTGATTAGAAGGGAGTGGTGCATATATCGCCGCAGAAATATACGGAGGCCCGTAAAGAGGGCAATAGGAAATGGGATACTGCGAATCTTGATCGCGTGTCCGTTGCTATGCCGAAAGGCAAGAAAGATATTATCAAAGCCCACGCAGAAGCCCGCAGCGAGAGCGTAAACGGCTTTATCAACCGAGCCATAGACGAAGCCATAGAGCGCGACGAAAGCGCTCCTGCGGCGTCTGACAGGCATTTATAGGACGTTTGCAAGATGGCATAGCGTATAAACACTATAAAACAACAAACCACAACATAAGCACACTGCTCAAACCATAAATTTCAGGAGGTTTGCTTATGCAGTATTCACTTTCTACTTTGAAGAAAAAGGCCAATGATGCCGGTTATTCGTTCCAGGAAGGTTATCAGCGGTATAACCGAAAGGGCTGGGGCTATGTCCCTGCAACTGATGGAGATCGTGTTGTAGGATATCAGATTTTTGACTATCAGTCAGGCTTTCTGGTATATCCCTCATACAACGATATTCACGATCACGCTTTGGAGCTTGAAGAAGCGGTTACGCTTCTAAAGGAGCTTTGCGCGGCCCGTGGTGTCACGTTCTGATTTTCGCCGCTAAAGAATACTGAAAGCTATGCCATTGCAAAATAGAAGATCGGCGTTTTGAGCGGTGGCGTCGATCTGACTAAAAGCGAAGAGCGGAGGGTGATTCCTCCGCTCTTGCTGCATATATTGTGGGGATGTCTTAAAGGTCGGATTTGAAATCCGAGCCTTTCGGTGCATTGAGGGCTTCATTTGAAATGAGACCCTTGCAACCGTCCAGATCAGGCGCTCACTGCGCCGATTTGGAATCCGGGCAGTGAAGCTCGCTTCGATTTGAAATCGAGGCGAGCGATGCTAAGCGTAGACGGAACCGTTCAGAAACAGCCTGAGCACGTTTAAGCATGTCTGCGGTAAAAAATTGTGAGTTTTCATTGACAAAGAAGGGCGAGAATGCATATACTTCAAGTAGGCAGCAACGTGATTGTCTGCCGTGACGTTGAAGCAAGTGATGGGGTCAGCATCCGTACACTTGTGGAGTCTTGTATTAGGGTTAAGCGGTTTCCACAGGCTGATGTAGGGTTAAACCCGAAAGAAAACGCTGTTCTGCAGCACTTTGGCTAAAATGCTTGTACGCTTTTTCAAATTCTGTGCAGCCCGCGAATTGCAAACCGCAATATTTAGGCTATAATAATATTAACAGGACCCCCCGCACCTCTCCACGGCAACGTGTGATGTGTCCCAGGGGGGACATTTTATATCTGGGAGGAATCTGCTGTGGAGCTGAAGCCTGCGACGACATACGACGAACAGTTGAAATTGCTTCAAGAGCGGCATTGCGAGATCGTAGATCCAGCGTTTTGTAAAACAGTTCTACAGCATATAAACTACTATCGTTTTACAGCGTACTTCCTGCCGTTTAGAACTGCTGATGGAATGTATCGAGATGGGACAAGCTTTCACAGAGTATTTAGAATATACGAGTTCGACCGGAAAATGCGGCGGGTTTTGTTCTCAGCGGTCGAGCAGGTAGAGTTATATCTGCGGACACAGTTTGCTTATTTTTACGCACACAAGTACGGCCCTCTCGGCTATATGGATGCGTCAAATTACGGGTCCAACCACGATCATGCACGCTTTCGGAAGCTGTTTGAATCAGAAGTACAACACAACAAAACAGTTCCATTTGTGAAGCACCACTGTGAAAAATATGAGGGCAATTTCCCTATATGGGTCGCTACGGAACTTTTTTCGTTTGGGATGCTGTCTTTCTTTTACCGCGATTTAAAGACGGCAGATAAAAAGGAGATTGCAAGGGACCTGTATAAAACCACTTATGGCAATCTCGATAGCTGGCTGCGCTGCTGTACAGATCTGCGCAATATCTGCGCGCATTACGGGCGTTTGTACTATCGTGTCTTTTCTGCGGTACCGGCCACGCCAAAGGGATTTCCTGTCGTGCTACAACGCAGCCTTTTTGATAACATCGTGATGCTGAAATTTTTGTACCCGGACAGAGACAGATGGAACAGTGAAGTTCTGAGCGCCATAATAGCGCTTTTAGAAGAGTACGCTGGAGATATTGAGCTGTCTCATATCGGATTCCCTGATAATTGGGAAGAACTTTTGAGAGCCAAATAAGGGAAGAATTAAGCCTGATTTTGACCCCTAAGTTTACCCCAAACAGCTTTTACAAGGCTTTACAGCATTTTACGCCAAAATCCGGAAAGCCTTGAAAACACAGGGATTTCTTTACGCGCATTTACAGCATTTTACACCTACTATCGAATTCAAATCCTCTCTTCCGCGCCAAGTAAAAACCTTGAAGCCATAACGGTTTCAAGGTTTTTCTTGTTTTTGGTAAAAACGTTTTTGCTTCGGTTTGGAATAGTTCCTTCCGTGGGCTACATTGTGGGCGACATAGTAGTTTACTTCACCGATTTTGTTCTACAGTTGACGCTATTGTTTATGATTTTATCCTGGGCAGAAGATAGCAGCTCGTCCCACGAAATAGACTCTGTAGAATATCGGCAATGGTTACTGCATGTCCAAAACACTTTAGCCTTTGGTTGACCTCTTGCATAAAACGATTTTGATTTTCCGGCGAGAGGCGGCTAAAGTCCTTTTGGAGTTCCAATCCTGATTTAGAAAGTTTTGCCATAAATTTCTCATATTGTCCTTGATCTGCAGTCATGCGACACCTCCGTACTCCTTTAGTGTGTTCTGCGCTCCCATAAAATCATAGCACGCCTTCTATGGACTGGAAAGGCAGTATCGAATTTACAAACAAGTTCTGAACGAAAAGACAGCATTTCTTCTCGATGATTTTCCATTTTTCTGTTACACTACGGTTATCAAAATTTACGGAGAAAGACTATGACGAAAATCTTATTTATCTGCTTGGGCAATATCTGCCGCAGTCCGATGGCGGAGTTCGTGATGAAGGACTTGGTGAAGAAGACAGGGCTTGCTTCACAGTTTCATATCGAATCGGCGGCGACCAGCCGGGAGGAGATCGGCAACCCGGTCTATCCACCGGCACGGCGCAAGCTCGCCGAGCACGGCATTTCCTGCGAGGGACACGCTGCGCGCCAGCTCACGGCGCAGGACTACGAGGAGTACGATCTGCTCATCGGCATGGAGGGTGCGAACCTCAAAAACATGCAGCGCATCTGCGGCGGTGATCCGGCGGGGAAGATGCACCGGCTGCTCGACTACACCGATCGCCCGGGCGACGTCGCCGACCCGTGGTATACAGGCGATTTTGAAGCGACGTGGCGGGATGTCTCAGAGGGCTGCAAGTGCCTTTTGGCAGAGATCGAAAAAAGCGGGATTTGA